ACCTACACCACCAGGGTTTCCCGTAGCCCACATCACAGGATTAATGGCTTTGTTCGAGGTTCGGCACGAACTCGATATGTACTGCCACTGGAACTCCGTGAACTGTGTGACCTCTTCTACCGCTACGAAGTCAAACTCCTGTCCCTGATAGTTAAACACATCGTCTTCGTGTTCTGCATGACCGAACATCAACTCACTACCATTAGGCAAGTACATTACGCCTTCGCTCTTGTTGTACCAGTTTCTGATCTTTGGAAACTGCCTAAACAAAGGACGAATGTGATTACCATCGAGCTGCTTGAATGTCCTACGAATCAATAATCCTGTTGACCCAGGATTCTCCATGAGCATGATGAGCATTATGATTCGTGATGCGTAGCTTTTCCCCCCACCCCTAGCGCCGCCATAAAAAGGATACCGCACACCATTACGCACAGCTTCTAGTAGCTGAAACTGCTTAGGTTGTAGAGCTACATTGAACTCTAGGTCTTCTAAGCTCTCTGTATGGACCCTACCGCGTGTCGGCATTTTTCTTAGTCACAGACGCAAACGATGTTTGCAAGAATCTACCCATAGCTTGTTGTTTACGGGCAGTGTTATCGTATTGTGGTAATACTAATAGTTCTATGTCGGGCTCTGATATTCCTATGCTACGCTCACCGCTCGCTATGTTCTTTGCTAGCTCAATAGCCAATTCTGGTTCTATGTTTAGCATATCAAGATACGGCAACGCTTCTGCAGACATCATCCATGCTACAGGATCATGCCTCCAATCTTTATCGTAGTCATAGTACAAATCTCTAAGTTCTAAAACTGGCATATCCCGGATCTTTGCTAAGTCATTAAACGATAACTCTTTTGATTTTATCTGTTTGTAATCTTCGTGTAACCAGTCGTGGGCTTTCCATTTGTAGAACAACTCTATTATGTTGTTAAGACTCTGCATAAATACCACGAATGCTAGTCTTTTGTATGCGTTAAAGTTCCATTCGTGCTCTGCGTCTATAGTTTTATTCAGAGTCCCAGGGTGTAAGTCTACCGAGACCCCGTCTGACATATCACCTACAGGCGGAATTGGTATTTGCTTACGATGTTTCCGCGGCTCGGGCTTCTGTGTGTCCAGGCCCTGTAGAGCTTGGAATATGTCCTGTAACTCGCTCGACAACTTCTTCTACCTCTATAGCATTAGCAGAATCCTCTGAACCTTTGAAGCTCGTGATGTTTACTACGAACTGAGGCTTGGATTCATCTCTGGTTTCTACTCGAACTAGCTTGGTTTCCTCACGTGCTGCATGCAGAGTCTTCAAGCACGTTCCGAAATCTCCTAGTTGTTCATTAGCTTTATAGATCTGTTCAAGTCTGCTAAGTCGAGTAGCGAAGTTTGCTATGGGTATGTGTGCTACTAGAGCGTGACGTTTTTCCTGTGCACTGTCAATCATTTCCTGGACACGAGGAGACTCTAGGTGTTCGATGATCTTAGGACGAGTTGTATTAAGACTCTTAGCAATCTCGCCTGCGGTCTTACCCTCGTATATCAACATGCTTACTACACGGGCAGAGTCTAGTGCCCGATCATTTACTAACCCTGTCATAAGTTAAATCCTAGGGTACCTGGGTCGAAAAGTTTACCTTGGTCTGCACGTAAGCGTTCTTTAATAGTACCCGAAATCATCTTATACAAATCCTCTGCCATAGAACTAAGATTACGCTTACTTGGATACTGCGACGCCAAAGTCAATACATCACCTAACATACTTAGTTCTTCTGTATTTACAGGATGCCTGGGATTCCCCATACGATTTATAAAACCGTTAATGTCGAATGTACCTTCCGCACCTGCTCCAACATCAGGGAATATCCACTGATTACGCTTAGTACTAAATTGAGCTTTAGCTAAGAGATCTGTGACCTCAGCCCCGAAATCTGCATCACCTGTAAAACCTTCTATACCGTGAGCTACAGGCCAGCCTGCATCAGGTTCTCCTGCGCCTTCAGCTTTCATTTGATCTAGCTTCGACATTTGCTTCTTAGCGCCTGCGGAACCTCCACCAGATTCACGTCTACGTCTATGACGCTCAGCTACGAGTTTTTCTAACTCAGTCTTAAATTGCTGTTGGTCTTTTTGTACATCTTTACGATCTGCATCTAAGATGTCATCTCTATCTAAAAATTTTTGTTGGTCATTAATTGTCCAATTAGATTTACGTATTTCTAAGTCTAAAGATTCATCTGTTAAATCTCTAATCATAGAATCAGGTAAAGGTTCTATTTTACCTGAATCAAGCCCTTCATGCTCAGCTTGCCATTCTGCCTCATCTTTATCTGTCCATTTACTCTCCCCTCTCGGCACCATCGCGGGATCTACGTTTTCGCCTTCTACGTAATGTACACCTTCAATCCCGTGCTCTATTTCATTATCATCTAGAAATGCTTTATATTCAGGACTATCTCCGTCAGGATCCCAAGGTGCTTGTTGAGGAGTTGCACGCGCTCCAGTCACTCCTATAGCGTCTTGCTCCAAGATCATTTTTGCTTCGCTAGGAGTTGCCAATGGTCCCTGAGTTGCATCTGCACGAACACCACTTAATACCCCACCTGCTGGAGGATCTCCTGGAGGATTAACCATTCCTTTGTGTGTAGGAGTCACAGGCTTTACAATATCTTTACCTATAAGTTTTCCGGTAATTCCTGCGGCTCTGCCAGCAGGCAAGAGAGCGCCTAAACCTCCAAAATCCTCAGCTGCTGCTAGAGGTCCATCTTCACCGCCATAACGCTCTTTCATAGCATGCCCTAAGCCTCTAAGGAGTTCGCCTTGAGCTTCGGGGTCACTTTGAAGTTGTTTAAATGCACGAGCTACTCTGGCTAAATCCTCCGGGGTCATACCTAGTGCCTGGCCGATATCCTCGAATGTATTACCGGTCCAGGTTCCTATGAGACCTCCTACACGATCTATGCTTGACGGATCGTGCTTGCCTTTAGTGATTGCTCGGTCTTGTGCTACAGTGGTACCACCTCCAGATGCTACGTCTACGATCATGTTGCCAAGTTCTTGCAACTGATGGCCTAGTGCGGGATGTATGGGAAACACCATGCCTAGAGCTTCGTATAATGCTTCGGTGTTTTGCTGCTGACGCATCCTGACCCATTCATTATTATATGGGTCTATTGGGCCTAATGACCCACCACCCACTACCCGACCACCACCCTCACCCCTACTTGTAAAATCATATATTGGTTGGGTCATTACTTCACCCTCGAATCTCAAAATTTATGTATTGTACCGCTCAAATGATACGCGGTACTACTTGGTACTAAGTGGTAGTGCCCCCCAGTTACTTGGTATTACTTAGTACAATAGTGACCGTACTTGGTACTACGTAGTACTTTGTAACGTTGGCACGGTTTTTGTAGCGAAAAACATAAAAAAAGTCTTGACTTCTCAGGGCTTATTCGGTATCTTTATAATGTTGGCGGCAATGAAGCCTAACCAACAACTCAGGGAGAGTAGCATGGTACAGTCGCACGAATCACCTTATTCAGCCTCAGAGAAGCTGAAACGCTTCAGCGAGGCAGTCGGTCCGAACAAATTGTTCGGCACTGGCGAAAGTGTCATCCGGGCTTTTCGGATGATGAGCAAAGGGCACGCCGTAGAATCGCATCATATCTCGGAAGTGCTCGATGTTCTGGACGCTGGCATCGCGCTGGCACTCGAAGATAGCTTCAAACAACCCCAAGACTAAAAAGGAGCAGGGAGGGCGCTATCACAGGCCCTCCCAAACATATCATGAAAGACATAAAGTGCTACTTCGACAGCGATCATAAATGCTTAGGCACCATAGATAATTTCTACGGGGACTACTATGCAAATGAATATCTAACACTCCCCGAAGGGTTCGATCCTATCGGAAAACAGTATAGCGAATTGCTCCAAGTTGAAGCTGTAGAGCGATCCGCAAGGTTGGACAAAACACTCGATGAACTAAACGCTTCATGTAACCAATAGCCCTCCCTGGGGCCTGGGCGCTGGGTGTCATCCCCGACATCTGGCGCCCTTTTTTAATTCACATCCTGAATCAATACTACCCCTACATATACTTTACTTTATACTTTACTTTATTACTTTACTTGGTACTATGTAGTTTGAAGTATACTCGGTACTAAGTAGTTTAACTTTGTACCATGTATACTCGGTACCATATGGTTTAGCGTATATTCTACTTGGTACCACTTAGTACTTTGTAGTATTACTTGGTATTACTTGGTACTACTTTGTACTTTATAGTATTGGCACGGTATTTGCTTGCATACCATATGTAGTATTGGCACGATTCTTGCTATACCACTACATATTGTGCATAAAACCGTAGTATTAAGTAACATTATAAGGTATTGTGCGGTATAATATGATACTTTTCTGCCCATCTATGAATATAGCTTAATACCAAGTGGTTGTCAAGGGGCACATGTGTGCACTACATGATACCAAGTAACACTACATAAAAAACTTCACAAAAGTAAAAATAAAGCTTGACATTGACTGTGAATGTATTATATTTAAGTATAGTAAATTTAGACATTGAAACACAACAAAAAAGGATCGCGCAAAATGAGAGGAAAGCTCCAACATAGCAATATAGGGACTATGTTGAGGGACTCAAATTCTATCCCTATAGAGAGGTATCGAAAGATGCCATCATACGAAGAGCTGGACTTAGTAGGTAGTGGTGAAGGTTTTGAGATCCGCGCACATAGTGTCAACCGTCAAGATGCGAACAAACCATCTTACGATTGGCCCAAGGTAAGGATCTTCGAGACGCCAGACTGGAACACATTTTTATATGAGTGGTTCAATCTGGTAGGTGGAGACGCAAACGGAAGTCTGGAAGATCTCATTCAGAATGGATTAAACCACGCAATTAGTGTGGTCAAAGATCCATCGAGAGAAACGAGCGATCCAGCAATAAAAGAGTTCAAGAGCAATTTCCGTAAAGCTCTTGGAGCTGGTGACGCAGAAACCCTGGCCGAGCTCAAAGCTCAAGATGCAGACCTTTTTAATGATCTACGAAACGCCCACATTGAAAAGGAAGCAAAGAAAGCGGCTGCATTGAACATCTAAGAAAGCCTAAAGGGTGAGGGGAGAAATCCCCTCACCTTTTTTACATAAGGAAACAAAATGAAAATAACAATAGAAATAAGCGCCGAAGATTTAGAATTACTTAGAGATATGCGTAATTGCGTGCCCGAGCCTACAACCATAGAAGATACTTTAGTAAATAGTTTGTTAGAAAACATACTACAAAACAGCGAGGAATAAAAACAAAAACATATGAAACATTCAGAATACTTAGAGTCACGTGAACATAGTTTAAGTTCCAGCGCTTTACAGCATTTAGGAGATTATGCCTTACGAATAGATGAAGAGTTTAAAGTAGTATCAAATTGGACAGACATAGCAAGTAGAACTCGCCCGCAAAGAAACGCCCTAAACCCAGACAGTTGGATCGGGATTTTAAAGAAGTAAAAGTAAGAGAAGGGGTAACATACTTCTACGCCCTAAATGGTTGTTTTTATTGAGTTTAGATCAAACTTATGCACAAACTTCTACCAAACTTCCACACTTAAACCCTTTAAAAACAATATGTTAGAAACTTCTACAAACTTCTACACCCCCCTTGCCCCCACGCAGCCAGAGAGGGAAAATAATATATATAAAATATATATATATATAAAAATACCCCTTCGTCGGCGAGATCCCAAGGGGCATGTAGAAGTATGCAGAAGTTTGCTAAGTGCTTTAAAAACAAAGACTTAAGGTGTAGAAGTATGGTAGAAGTTTGGTAGAAATTTGCATAAGTTTGCTTTAAGTACAATAAAAACAAGGACTTAAGACATGGGAAAAATCTTCCCTTGACTTCCCCCCTAATTGTATTATATTATACTATACAATTACACCTTTTAGGTGTAAACATACACCACACCCTACATAACGAAGGAGCATCCATATGGATGGCATCGACAGACTAGACGTCAGAGTAATAAAAGCATTGCTCGCGGACTTAGCAGTAGAGCTAGACAGCATCAAGGAAACCGTAGAGAGCTTAGAACAAAACAACGAAAACATAGATGTAAAACTAAGTGACATAAGTAGTAGCCTAGACATACTTTTAAACAACGCGGAGCTAGAATAATGAGTAAAACCATAGGAGCATTCGAGATAGCGTATCATAAAAATGGAGTAGAGTTCACACGTGAGAGTATACACAGCGGAGAAAGAAACAGCATGGTAGTAGGACTCCCTATGATGCAGTTTACCCTGGCACTTCAGAAGTGGATCAAGCGTGAAGGATTTATCCAAGACATATTCCCCACATTAGACGCAGACACTAGGGAGTTCATACAGACTGGTATAACCCCTAGCGAGTGGGCTGAGATATTTGCACCAGAAGAAACAGACACCGAGCTTAACAACGCAGAGGTGCCATAGATGTTGTGTGCATATGATCGGTGGAAATTAGCATATCCTCCGTGGTGGGACGATCCGCCAGAGCTATGCGAACATTGTGACGAAGAGCTAGAAGAGTGTACATGTGAAGACGAGGAAGACGAAGATGAGCTCTAAAGTAGAATCCGCCCCAACCATAGAGGAAAAACTAACTCTCATAGATAGCATCAGTGATAAACATAAGCAAGCCTTACACCTTAGATTTTACATTCACAATTACACCAATTTGGTGTAAACTACACAATCACCACAACCGCGGAGACCACCACAAATGAACAATATAAGGACACGATTAGCATTATTTACCGAGAATTTTAGCATAGTCTATGACGAAGCTGACATAGAGAAAGGAGAAAATCCTCGCAGTGGTTGGGATATTCGACTGGCCCACAGTAACAATATTAAACCAAAAGATTTAGAAGAGTTCACACAGATAATAAAAACCTTCGCACAGGTAATAGAAACCTTAGACGAAAAAGGAGAATAAAATGGACAGCATAGAGAGATACGATAGACGCGTACATACAGAAGAAATTGAGAACATACGCGAAAAAGTAGTGAAAAAGGAAGACAATAACGATAACGAACTAAGCGAGGAGCCAGGATCAGAATGATAGCAAAGAATTTAAACTGTAAAACAATAGCGGCCATAGAAAAAATAGATAGCATAATTAATAAACATAAAGAAGCAATAGAATTAATGGAGAAACTAAAAATCAGTACAATTAAGAAAGACATAGAAAAAAGGAGAGCTGAAGATGACTCGTAAGGACTATGTAGTAATCGCAGAAGCAATAGCAGAGCTCTACAAAGAAGAAATACGAGATCAACAAAGCACAAAACACACCAGTAAAGTAGAAGAAATTATCAGCAGACACTTAAACCAAAACTATAGTAATTTTAATACCTCAAAGTTCGGAGATTATGTTGCGAAGAAAGCAGGCATCTAGTGCTTGTAAGTACATTAGAAGAAAAGATTAGGGTCTTACGCGTAGAAGAAATACAAATAAGACAGCGGCGTTGGGAACTAGAGTGCGAACTAACAGCGCGCACTACAGATCCTAGATGGACCGTAGGAGACATAAAGATCTGGCGAGCCATAGACCGCCACGAAACAAAACACATAAAGATAGTAGAAATCATAGCAGAGCGTGACGGTTGGAAGTATAGAGTCCAGTACGCGCTTAGCAACGGGGCAGAAATAAGCCCTACAACATTAGCACGAGAGGAGGATTTATATCCCACAAAAGATCCCAATAAGTATTACGCAAAGAAGAAACCTCGTGTTAAGTTAAAAGCTACAACGCGCAAGGAAAAAACCTCGCGGAGTAGTAAAGAAATACTGGATTTACTAAACAGCATATAAGCGTAAACATATCGCAGTATTAATTCAGAAAGTAAATTAATGGAGCTTGGATATATGGATGGACTAGATCTCTTCTTATTACTAGCATTCTTTAGTATCGTATACTTTGGGCTAAAAAAGAAATCATAATGAAACGACTGTACGTAAATCTCAGCCCGGAGCTAGACGCTAAACTCCAGGCATACCTCAACGCCCACGGAAACCACTTCGGCCTACGGGCCGAGGTGCTCCGTAGGGCTTTACACGAATACCTAGAAAAGGAGCGTGCCCATGAGCTTAGATCCAGGCCAATACGTATATTGGAACGGTGAAATAAGACAAATAGCAGAGCCAGCAGACGAAACTCATACATGGCTCCAAGGCAAACCCGGAGATCCCAACCGAGCCTTCGCACCAAGCTCAGACCTAGAGCCAATCCCAACAGACTACGAGCTCTTAATACGAGACATACGAGAGCTAAGCGATAGCGAACTTAGCGAGGCTTTAGACTTCCTAGAAAACGCAAAGCTAAACAACAGTGATAGGCCACAAGCAAAGAAACGGAAACATGAGAAAACAAAAGAAGAAATACGCATGAGCAGCAAAGAAACCATGGATCTACTAAACAGCATATAGAAAAGGATAGGAACATGCCCATAACACTAGCATTCAGCTACCAAAGCGAAGATTTCAACGAGCCCTACATAGTAAGCGTACTCATAGAACCAGGAACATCCGCGAGCCTCGAAGATCCTGGATATCCTCCAGAGGCCATAATAGAGGCAGTAACAATAGGAACAAAAGGCATAGACTTACTGGCATTTCTCAGCGGCGAGTTGCTAGATGACCTACGCGAATACGCTCTAGAGGAGACTCACAAATGAAAACAGGAATCTACAAAGACGAGCACATAATAAAAGTAGATAACTACGCACTAAGCGAATTTCGCACGTGCCCGCGAAAGTTCCAACATCGCATCGCACAAGCTCTCGTACCTGGTGGTATGGCAGTTTCGACAGAATCCATAAAGATCCCAGACAGCCCATTGTTGTTCGGCATCGCAGTTCACAAAGCCCTGGATACCTTATTCATGGAGGAACACTTACCATCAGCACTCGACACATTCCTAGAAGCATACCAACCCGTACCAGAAGATCCCAAACGCACACCAGGCCGTGGCGTACGTTTAATAGAAAACTACGCAAAGCGTTGGATGAAAGAAGATGACATATACAACACAGTAGACAGCGAGTTGTATTTTGAATCAAACCTAAGCACAATAAAAATAGATGGTACAGAGTGGCAAGTACGATACGGAGGACTCATAGATAAGATCCTAAGCGACAACACAAAACTCGTATGTATGGATCACAAAACCTCCACATGGGAATCGCAATACTTAGTCCCGAGCTTTGCTCTCAGCAACCAGTTCATAGGATACGTATGGGCAGCTCAGCAAATTCCAGAATACAGCAAAGTCCAGGACTTCATAGTAGACGTACTACTGGTATCACCTAAGAATGACTCGTTTTATAGATCTTCGTTATCAATAAATGAAACCATAATCGCAGAGTGGAAACGTGGCATCGAAGTAACGTGTGCTCAGATCCTCCGCATGTACTATGATAACTTTTATCCCATGTACGGCAAAGACGCATGTACATCATGGAATCGCTTATGTCCATATTTCGATATATGCAGCGCATCACACGGATTCAGACAAACAGTCATGAATGCACAATACTCCAAACTGGTTTGGGATACAGCAGCCAGATAGAAAGGTGAGAGAGGTAAAAATATGCCACAGCATTTAGACATGGCGAAAAAACGAGACGACGCGCCCAAGAAAACCCTGATCTATGGTGATGTAGGAAGCGGTAAGACCTTCTGTTTACGAACTTTACCGGAGCGTGCTTTGCCCGCATTCATCATAGACATAGACGAGGGTTCAGAAGCCTTGGAAGGTGATTTCCTAGAAGGTAGCTTTAGAGGTATCATACCAGATCGCTTAGCCAAGAACAAGAACGGTAAAGAAACTCCAGTAGCATACGATCAAATCAAAGATGCTTTGCAACGCTTACATAAAGCAGATCCAGAATGTCAACCGAAAACAATAATCATAGACTCCATGACAAGACTCTATGGTGCCATTATGGATCACACTATGGCATCGAACAATAAAGCCCTAGATGCCGCACCAACACAACCAGATTACGGCATCGCAATGAGACTTACGATAAAGTTCATCGAGGCATTAATCATGATGCAGAAAAATCTCATCATAGTGTGTCACGAGGACTCGAAAGAAAACGAAACCACAGGCATCGTAAAGATAGTACCTAGTCTCACTGGAAAGCTCGCCGGAATAATCCCATCGTATTTCGACTACGTACTTCACGCAATCGTAAAAGGTAAAGGAGACAAAGCATCTTATATATGGCAAACCCGTCCAAGCGGAGTATACACCGCACGAGTCCGCAACCCTAACCTTGAGGCAGAAATGCCTCAGAACTTTGACACACTATTGCCATGAATCCTAAGAAAGACTTTAATCTTCTTGGCAACATCAACAAAGGATATGCTAAAATGCCAGAAGATACAGTATACATACCCATCACAGAAGAAGATGGGTATTTGCTACAAAGAATATTAATAGACAATATAGCTAAAGCTCGATCTGTAGGCTTTAGCGAAACTGTCGAAACACTTACCCGTGTCAATATTGCTCTTCAACACAGCCTGTCAGCGGCATCAGAGAAAGGAGCTTCAGAAGAGCACTAGAGACCTTTATGTAGCTGACACATCATAACATTCACTTTTCATAATCTTAACTAAGGATAACACTTCTCATGAGTGAACTTTATCAAGACCTCGAATTTGGTAGCCTCGAAAACGAAAAGAAGAAGCTAGACCGTACACTCGATCCTGGAACCTACGAGCTTATGTTCAATAAGTGGACGTACCGTGAGTCGAGAGCTTCCGAAAAGCCTGGCATCAATTTCGAGTTCAAGGTCATTAACGCTGAGAATCCAGACGATAATGGCTTCACGGTATTTCACTGGTGTTCGTGGGGTTCGTGGTTCTTCAACCAGGCCACTACTGCGGTATTCGCAGACAGACTCTCTGAGCTTAACGATCTCGATCCGGACAGCGACGAGTATGAATCCCGCAAAGTAAAGTTGAATTTTGAGGACATCCAGAATAATATCTCCGAGGACTTAGACGAAGCTATTGGTAACGAAGCTACAGCTAAGATTAAGTCTGAAGAATGGTCTAACGAGACTACTGGTAATTCAGGAACCTCGATCAAGATCGAAAGATTTATTGTCTAGCACACACACAGCAGGGTTTCAAGTAGAGAGCCAGAAGTAGCATAACTCTCTAGTCTTGAGCTTTTGTAGTTAGATCGTAAGGGGATCGTCCCCTATCATACCTCCTTGTGGGATGAGGATCTGACTATAGGGCGTGGGTAAGTTTTTAAGGGAGCTTACCCACAGCCCTGTTTTTATTTAGGAGTAATTTTATGGATAACATAGAAAGCGAGCAGTGTGAGCAGTGTGATCCTCTCAAGATCCGTATCCCCATGACACGGCAGCGTAAAGAGTTTGCACCAAACAAAATACAAGAACTCGCAGATAGCATCCACGAAGTAGGGCAGATCCAACCAATCGTAGTAGACACAAACTTTGTACTAATAGCAGGAGAACGCAGACTTAAAGCAGTCAAGCATATTATACACAACAAAGACACATACGAAAACTGGGCAGACTTCGAGTACATAAAAATATCAATGATATCTCCAAAAGACGACTGGCATAGACACACCATAGAACTCCAAGAAAACATTAAACGTGAGCCATTAACACCTGCAGAAGAATCTCGCGCCGTAGACGAATACGAACGTTTAATGGAGCAAAAGAAAGGTAAGCAAAAACGAGGGCGGGGAGCGGTGGAGGGGGGTCACTCCCAAAAAGACACAGCGAAAGACCTAAACATATCAGAAGCCTCAGTAAGTGACCATCGCAAAGTAGCGAGGGTCTTAGACATAGCACAACACATCCCCGAGCTAAAAAACCTAGAAGACGAGAGTTCCAAGAGCGGCATCTTAGGTAAGTTCAAAGCATATAAGATAAAAGAAATACGAGGCGAAATAGCACGCAGGGCAATGGAGAACCACAGACAGGATCTAGAAGGCATCGTAGTCTTAAGCGACGCCTTAGACTGGCTAGGTACACTCGAAGAAGAAAGCGTAGACTTAGTACTAACAGACTTACCTTTTGGCATAGACGTATTTGAATCACATACTTTATCAAAATCCTCGCATGGAACCCAATGGCAGGACGACGAAGAAACAGTTAAGAGTTTCGTACACGAGTTAATCCCAAAACTATACTTAGCCCTAAAACCTAACGCTCACATGTGGATCTTTAGCTCCTGGATACAGACATTCTGGATCGAACGCGCATGTACGTTAATTCCAGACCTAGAGTTCGAGTACCCACCGTGGATATGGAACAAAATCAAATCCACACCTGCGATAAACGGAGCTGCCACTGGAGACCAAACATACGAGTATCTCTGTCATTTACGTAAGGGTACCGTAAGTATGCCAGAACGCCTAGGCCCCAACATAGTATCCTTCCAAAGACCCATGAGCAGTAAGTATCCTACAGAGCGCCCATTAGATCTCCTCAAGCACTTCATAGAAATGTGTACACTCGAAGGTGAGTTAGTCATAGATCCGTGCTGTGGTTCAGGAGGTCATCTCGTAGCAGCAATCCAGTCAGGTCGTAGAGCTTTAGGCTGCGACAAAAACCCAGAGGCTATAAAGGTATCTAAGTCCAGACTCGTATTGGAGACTCCCCATGAAACAACATAAGATCCATAGCACAAGATTCGGAGCAAATCAGCAAAAAGTAAGCGTGTATACAACCTGCGGCAGGATTCAAATAACCGTAGACGAAGATGGAGTTAAAGTTCACATGCGACCACATAAAACCAAGACCCTCATGAATGCAGAGGGCTGGCCAAATGTTCCCTACGATACAGTGTATTTTAGAGCGAAGCCAAAGTACAAATCAGTGAGGACCACAAGGCAAGGTGATACTAAGTAGTATCTGGATTTTAAGGGGTATAGGGGGGTGGTGGATGGGCAGGGATCTCAAGTTGGACCCAATACCCATATCAAATTCAATGGCCTTAGAAGGCAAGACGCTGTGGGGTGGGGCGGGGGCAAGAGGAAAAAATAGCATTAAGTATTAAGGAGACGTAAAAATGATACAACCTGAAGGTCACGAGAAAGCAGAGATAGTAATACTAGGTGAATCACCATCCAAGAATGACATGCTAGCGGATTACCCATTCGCTGGCTCACAAGGAGAGATGTTGTTTGATGACATACTAGCCCGAGCAGGAATCTTCCGCAAGGACTGCTTAGTAATGT